TTCTTTCGCATTCTCTTTAATATTCCGTACGTGGGATTCTAGACGCTCGAATTCTTCGGATTGATCGATAACGATTTGAGCCTGTAATTCTTCAACGGTTTTCTTAGCAGTAGACATAAAACTATTCTCCAATGATGCGGGGACTCCCCGCTTTTTGTAGGTAGGCTAGGGAACTTCCCTAGGCCATATCAAAATCATACCATAGTATCGACATATCATCAAGTTTATCTTTAATCCATAAAGAGCAAAAACCAAAAACACCCCGACAGCCCCCGAAGCGATCCCGACAAAATCCGGGGAGTCCCCGGAAGACTACGAGCATATGGTGAGGGTTATTAGATCCCTCGTGGGCGTAGTGTTCTCAACCGGTTAGGGGCTCGCGTGTCGTACCTTGTGACCATGTCCAGCGATTCACGAAGATTCAACCGGTAACGTCCGATAATATTCTGAGGGGGTATCGGGGGTATTTTTCAAAAAGTTGTGTCGTGTTATGGGTTGTCAGATTTTTCTATCTAAACATCCTAGGTTTCTCACAGACTGTATGCATCCCTTGGGTATCGAGCAGACACTCCCAGTGAACGTCTGATCATCACTTAGAGTAGACACCAAGGTGATGTACTTTTCGTCATCCGTGATGATCCATCCGACAGTCTCGACGGTGACCGGGGTGTATTCAGGAATCTCTTCCATATCCACCCAAGCCCCGTCATGACTCTGTATGTCATCCCACCTCACAATGACTAGGTTGAACATCATGTTCAATACTTCTTAGTACCAAAGATCAGAAGCTCTTCGCGTGTCCTAGACTTTTTAGCAACTTTCTTACCGCTACGTGAGGAACTTCTAGACTTGTTCTGTTTCCCTCGTACTTCTTTAGCAGTCTTTTTAACGGGGGTTTTCTTTTTTATTGACCCGATCCCGCCGTCTGATCCGCCTGATTTTCCCTTACTCATACTTAGTTCCTTTTTTTCTATTAGT